GCCCCGTATCGACGAGGTCGAGGAGCAGCGCAAGGCGGCGCTCGACGCGATCGCGTCACGGCTGACCGAACACGACGGGTCCGAGGCGCGTCAGGACGGCCTGATCGACGGACTACGCGCCGACCTCGGAACGGTGCAGGCGGTCACGAGCGCGATTGATGCGGCGCACGGCGAGACGCGGGAACTGACGGCTGCACAGGCGCAGGAACTGGTCCGCATCGCGCAGCGGCTGACCGTGAACGAGGCGGTCGATGCAAGGCAGGATGGGACGCTGGCCGAGGTGCTCGACCGCGTCGACGTGCTTGAAGCGACCGCACCAGTGCCGGGACCCAAGGGGGATCGTGGGGAGCGCGGAGAGCGCGGGCCCGCCGGGCCACGCGGGGCGATGGGTCCGCCAGGGATACCCGGTTCGGGCGGGTCAGGGTCCGGGTCCGGTGGGTCCGGCGCGATCAACAGCGTCACCGCATCATCCGGCCTGTCGGTTACGGGCACTTCAGACCTGACGATCACCAATACCGGCGTCCGCTCGCTGACGGGGTCCGGTCTGACGGTGTCCGCGTCCACGGGTGATGTGACAGTGACCGCACCGACCGTCTCCGGCGGTACCGGGATCAGCGTGTCGGGATCCGGTACCACATCGATCACCGTGAGTGCCACCGGCGTCAACTCCGTGACCGGTGGTACCGGGATCAGCGTGTCAGGTACGACGGCGCTAACCGTTTCGGCAACCGGCGTCCAGTCGCTGACCGCGGGTAACGGCATCACCGTCTCGGGAACCACGACGCCGACCGTTTCGGCGAGCCTCGCGGCTGGAAGCGGGATCGGGATCAGTGGGACCACGACGCTCACGGTCACCAACAGCGGCGTGACAAGCCTCGCAGGAACGGGTGTGTCGGTCAGTGCCTCAACCGGAGCCGTCACGATCACCGCTCCGGTAGTGGCCGGTGGCACTGGCATCACTGTTTCGGGGTCGCAGACCACGAGCCTCACGGTCACGAATAGTGGGGTGACAAGCATCGTTGCCGGGACGAACGTGAGCGTGTCCGGTGCCACGGGTGCCGTCACCGTCAACGCACCGGCGTTTGCCACGCCCGGATCGTCAGCGGTGGGTGACAGCGCAGCCGCTGGCACGGCGACCACGGTAGCGCGATCTGACCACACGCACGGACGCGAGGCTGCCGGTACGCCAGGCGCATCCGCAGTCGGAGACACTGCATCCGCTGGCGTCGCCACGACCGTTGCGCGGTCAGATCACCGGCACAGTCGGGAAGCATTCGGAACGACAATCACCGCCTCCACGATTGGCGGTACGGCTGCGGCTGGCACATCAACGTCCGTGGCGCGTGAGGATCACAAGCACGCGTTTCCGGCGGGTGCAGCACCCTCGGCGTTGACGGTATCAAGCACGCAGGCCACGGGCACATCTACCGCTCCAGCGCTTGCCGATCACGTTCATGCAATGCCCGGGTCAGGCACACCAGGCGCATCTGCAGTCGGAGATACGGCGTCCGCGGGAACGGCGACGACGGTCGCGTTGTCCGATCATCGGCACAGCAGGGAGGCGTTCGGGACGCCAATTGCCGTGACGGGCGGCGCGACGGCTGCAAGCGGTAGTGCCACGACGATTGCCCGCTCAGATCACGTGCATTCGACGGCAAGTCTGCCGGTGTTGATTGCAAGTACGACGACGAGCGGATCAGTGTCTAGCGTCACGTTTTCTAGCATTCCAAGTACGTTCAAATCGTTACGAATATTGTGGTCATCAGCAACTACGGCTTCTGCAACATGGACAAATGCAGGAATTCGCTTTAACGGCGACACTGGTAGTAATTACTGGTTTCAAGGAGGATCAACGGCGTATACGTCGGCCGTGGTTGGATATCACGGCGGGTCTACAACGTACGGATCAGCGTTCAGTTCAAACGACTGTTTCATAACAGATTACACAAGTAGTACGCGCCGCAAATGGATTTCTGGGTTGTGCATGGTGGACACTTCTTCCACGTCCACGCCGAGTATCGGAGCGGGTTGGTACTATGCGTACTGGAATGGCACTGCCGCAATCACATCCATTCAAGTTATAGATTTTAATGGAAATAATATAGTATCTGGCAGCACGTTTTGCTTGTATGGTTTTCCATAATGAACGACATCGCCATCGAACTCGACTGCACCACCGGCATTGAAACCGTCCGACCCCTCACCGCCGAGGAGCAGGCCCAACGGGTGCTTGACGCAGCGCGTGCCGAAGCGGAGCGTGCCGCACGTGAAGCCGAGGAAGCCGCCAAACAGGCCGAGCGGGAAGCGCTGTCCGCGTGGCTGCTCAGCCGCTCCGACCTGACGGACGGGGCGCGGGCGGCGATCCTGCGGGCGATGGGTGTTGCGGAAACAGCGGGGAGCGTGTAACGTGTCACTAATCTCAACCGCGCCATACGCGCGACGTGACGGAGACGTCAATGGTCGCGATTGAAATCCGGCGCGCAATCCCGTATCGCAAGACGCCGCTGGCACCGGAATCCCAATCGTGGGACGGCCCGTCCGAGGTTGCCAAGGCCACCGTCGATGATCTTCGCGTCATGTGCGCGTGGGTCGACGACAGCGCACCGGACATCGAGGCGTCATACAAGCTGGCGCACCACGTCGCCGGCGGCGATCACGAGTGCGTCTGGCGTGGCGTCGCGCAGTGCATGTCGATCATGTTCGGCGGACGCGGCGGTGTGGACATGCCAGACGCTGACCGCAAGGCGGTTTACGATCACCTTGCAGCGCACTACGAAGACTTCGGCAAGACGCCGCCCGAGTGGAAGCCGGGGACGCGCAGTGCGTCACCTGACCGGCTGGAACTCCGGGGCGCACGCGTCGAACTCCGGGGCGCGGACGACCCGGCGACGGGACTGCGCCTGGAGGGTTATGCCGCACTGTTCAACGTGCCGTCGCAGCCGTTGCAAACCGAGGAAGACGACAGCCGCAACGGCGGGTACGGGATGGAATTCACGGAGATCATCCGTCCCGGCGCATTCACTCGCGCGCTCGCGTCATCGCAGGATGTCAGGTGCCTTTGGAACCACGAGGCCGAATCACCGCTCGGCCGTACCGCTTCGGGCACGCTCACGCTGCGCGAGGACGGGAACGGCCTGTACTTTTCGTGCAACCTCCCCGATACCAGTCTTGGACGGGACGTTGCCGAACTGGTCCGGCGCGGGGACGTCAACCAGGCGTCGTTCGCGTTCCGCGCGGTGCAGGACCGGTGGTCCGGCTCAGCCTCGACGGGCTACGTCCGCGAACTGCTTGACTGTGATCTGTTTGACGTGTCGGCGGTGACCTATCCGGCGTACGCGCAAACCTCCGTGGCGATCCGGTCCGTCCGGGTGCCGTCAACCCTGACCAATCCGCGGTCAACCACGCACGCGCTGGCACGGGCGCGACTCCGTGCGCACACTTTGGGAGGCCGAAATGGCTAGCACTTTGAATGAACTCCGGGACAGCCGGAACAGGCTGGCGCTCGAAATGCGCGCAATCGTCGAGGACCAGGCCAACTGGGACGCGCAGGCGGAGTCCCGCTTCGACGCGCTCGACAAGGACCTGACCAGCCTCGACCGGCGGATCGACGCGCTCGCCAAGGCGCAGCGGCTCGCGGCTGAGGAAAGCGCACTGCGCGGCTCCGTCGTCGAGACCGAGGAGCGCAAGGCAGCGACCGGCGCGAGCCTGTCACCCGAGGCCCAGAAGCGCGCGTTCAACGCGTGGTTGAGGGGTACCGATGCCGAACTGGACCCGGAACTCCGGGCCTACAACCGGCAGCGGCTCGCCGAGGGTCGCGCACAGACGGTTGGCACCACGACCGCCGGTGGGTACCTCGTCAACTACGAGTTCGGCAGCGGCATCGAGGCCGCCCGTCGCGCGTTCGGCGGGATGCTCAGCGTCTCTACCGTTTACCCGACCCAGTCCGGCGCGGACCTGCTCCTGCCGACGGTCGATGAGACCGGCGTGAGTGGTTCGATCCTGTCGGAATCGTCAACTATCTCAGAATCCGCTATGACGTTCGGTCAACTGACCGTGTCATCGTACATGTACACCTCTGGCTTGGTGCTCGTGTCCAACCAGTTGCTTCAGGACAGCGAGTTCCCGCTCGACCAGTTCATCGCGAACGCGCTCGGCGAGCGTCTCGGACGTGCGCAGAATGCACATTGGACAACCGGGACGGGAAGCAGCCAGCCGTACGGCGTGATTGTGGGCGCAGCCACCGGTAAGACCGGTGCAGCGGGCCAGACGACCACCGTCATCTACAACGATCTGGTGGACCTCGTCTACAGCGTCGACGTGGCGTACCGGCCGAACGCGAAGTGGATGATGCGTGACGCCACCCTCGGGATCATCCGCAAGTTGCAGGATAGCCAGAACCGCCCGTTGTGGGAGCCGTCGGTGCAGGCGGGGCAGCCTGACATGATCCTGGGATATCCCGTGGTCATCAACAACGACGTCGCAGCCGCAGCCGCGTCAGCCAAGTCGATTGCTTTCGGTGACTTCAGCAAGTACATCATCCGTGACGTTTCGGGTGTGCAACTCGTGCGAATGACCGAGCGGTACGCAGATGCACTTCAGACCGGCTTCTACGCCTTCCAGCGGACCGGTGGCCGGTTGGTCGCGGCCAACACGACCACCTACAACCCCGTCAAGCTGTACGTTCACCCGGCGTCGTAAGGGACTGACATGCCGACCCCGACTGACATCTACTGCACCGAGGACGACATCAAGGCGGAACTCGGGATCACCGACGCCGTGGACGACAACCGCATCACGCGGATCGTCCACGCGGTGTCGCGCCAGATCGATGACTTCGTCGGGGCGGATATCCAGCCGCTGTCGCAAACACGCTACTACCGGGCATCCTCGCCGTGGACGGTAAACACCGATCCGTTCACGGCGCTCACGTCGGTGGCGTACGACAGCGCGGGCGATTGGGCGACGTACACCACGATCACGACGGCGTACGCGTCACCACCGAACGCGAGCAACCAGGGCAAACCGTACACCTCCATCATGCTCTCACCACTGTCATCGAACCTGTTTCCGATGCACGAGCGGGGCGTGCGCGTCATCGCCACCTTCGGCTACGGCGCGACTGCGCCGAACGTCATCAAGGAGGCGGCCATCATGCAATCCGCGCTCGTCTATCGCCAGCAAGTCTCCGGTGGCGCACCGATCACCGGCGGGGCCGAGTTCGCCGGGCCGATCATCCAGGGCGGCTTGCACCCGATGGTCCGCAGGATGCTCGAACCGTACCGTCACGGTGGCGGACTGGGTGCGGCCTGATGGCAGGTCTTGTCCCCAAGCGTCAAGCCGCAACGTGGATGCCGAAGGGCGGGCTGTCGAGAGGCAGTCGCTCGATCAAGGTTGATATAACGGGACTGGCCGAACTCGAACGCGTGTTTGGTGGGACGAAACCGCTGTACACGAACGCTCTGAAGAAAGTGATCAAGTCGGCCACCAAGGTCGGACGGGATCGCGTCGCGCGTGCGGTACCGCAGCGCACCGGCGCACTGGGCGGACCGCTTGCGCAACGATACTGGGATCAGAGTGGACCGAAGCGCCCGCAAATGGGTTCGGTATCCGCCGGGTCCGGGGTCTCAGCGAAGGGGTTCCGGTACGGTTGGGCGCTGAACTACGGGCGTCAGATCATCCGGACGAAACCGCGCAGCGATGACGGGCCGAAACCGGCCAACACGGATCGTGGCTACCAGTATTCCGCGAAAGGGTCGGGCGTGTCATCGTCACGCGCCGGTCAACCGACGTACGGTTGGATGTCGAAGGCGGCCAAGTCAATGACCGCGGTCCTATCACGTGACTTGCGGCGGTCCGTCAAGGACATCGAGAACGAGTTCGGGCGACGCACCGCTGGAGCACGCGCGTGACCGTCCAGGCGGCGCTCACCCAACTCGGGACGGTGGCGCAGGCGGCCACGGTGGCGCTCGGTGTCCGGGCAAACCTGATCTTCGCGGCACCGCCCGATCAACTCGCGGCCTTGCCTGCCGTGGTGCACCACTGGTCATCGTCATCGTTTGACCAGTACCCGTACGGACAGGTGCCGACGGGCTTTCAGTTCGAGCAGGCCACGATCCTCGTGACGTACCTGACCAACCTCCCGACAATCGCACGGGCGCACCCGGCGGTACTCGCATTCGTGGACGCGTACCGGTCGCTGATCGCAGCGAACCAGAACCTTGGAAACGGCGTCAGGCAGGTACGATTGACGCGGGCATCCATCGGGATGCAGGATTACAACGGCAACGAATACGTCGGTGCCGAACTCACCCTTGAAATGGATCTGTACCACGCGACGACGTGGGTGGAGGCGTAAATGGCCGTGAAACTCTCACCGCCGCCGGATGCGGACGTCGTCCGTGTGTCGATTGGCGCACGGTCGTACGAGGCGAAAAGCGGTACGTGGACAATCGAAGACGACGACGCCGACGACCTGCGTCGTGCCGGGTGGCGTGACGCGCCAGCCGGGGGATCACAGGCGTCATCAACCCCGGTCGTGACACCGACCCCGGAGGCTAGCGATGCCAATCCTTAGTACAACCAAGGTTCAGATCGGTAAGGAGTCGACGTGGAACACCTCGGTCGCAGCGACCAAGGTGATCCCAGTGACGTCCGACCCGACGTTTGCCAACGAGTACAACTCGGTCCGCGACAGCGCCCGTCGCGGGATCGCGGCGATGGATTACAACCTGCTCCAGGGTGGTGGTCTTGCGAACATCAGCCTTGAGGGTCCGCTGTTGCCGGACATCGCCGGGAACCTGCTCGCCGGGATCATGGGCACGGTGTCCACCGGGAGCGCGGTCAGCGGTGTGTATCCGCACACGATCACCCTCGGAT